TATAAAAGCCTTTGAAAATAAGTATAATAAGTTTCTTAAAGATATGCCTGAAGGTGCACGTGTAGAGTTATTTATAGGTGTACAAGATGGTAAAGGCAGTAACCCACAGTTAGCAAGGGTACATGCTATGATTAGAGAGATAGCTAATGAAATAGGTTATACATTTGAAGAAGCAAAATTACAAGTTAAGCGTAAAGCAGGCCTGTGTTTTGTTAAAAACAATGTAGAGCACTGTAAATCCTTTGGTAAGTGTGATAAAGAAGAACTAAATCTTGCTATTCAAGCTTGTATTGAAATAGGAGATTTTAGTGGTATGCAATTAAGATGATTTCATTTCATCTAGCTTTTCAGCTAGTTTTTGTAGCATCTCAGTTGGGTTGTTACTCTCTTCTTTAAGATCAGTTACAACTTTAGCAAAGTCCTCTTCTGTTACTTTAAGATCCTCATACTGTTCAAGTCCTTGCTCTTTTGCAAAAGCCTTGAATATATTAATGATAGAATATAAAGTATATAGTTCACTCTCAATTGGAGTAAACTTTCTATTTTTGAGCTTGGCTTTTTCAGGCTCCATAATAGTTTCATTAAAGTCTTGTATAAGTAAACCAAACTGGCTGGCATCTGGGTAGAACTCAATAAGGTATCTGCCATATATTGCTTGTAGTCCTGATATAAAAGCAGGATTAATATTTGCTACTAAATTTTTAGTAGTATCATAAGTGATAAATTGTTTGTTTTCAGCCATAGTAACATTATTAATTAATCAAAGATACAAAAAAGAAATAGAATATGAACCAGAACTTAATAGAAATTGACATAGAGCAATTAAGAAATGATGTCAATAATAAATTAGAAGATTCAGGATGGGCACCTATGCTCTCACCATTTATAAATGGACTTGAGTTTGATATGATCATGAATAAACTAGTAGAATGTGTAAATGCAGAGAAAAGATTTACACCAAGATTTAAAGATATATTTAATGCATTCTTAGAATGTCCATATGATGAACTTAAGTGTATAATCATAGGCCAAGATCCATATCCTCAGCTTGGAGTTGCGGATGGTATAGCTTTTAGCTGTAGCAGAAAAGGTAAAGCAGAAAAGTCTTTACAATATATTAATAAAGCAATTGGTACAGACCACACTGATTTAAGATGTTGGGCTAACCAGGGTGTATTATTAATCAATACAGCTTTTACAGTAGAAATAAACTCTATAGGGTCACATTACTCTATATGGAAACCATTTACAGAATACTTGTTTGAAAATATAAATAGACACAATAAACAGGTACCATCTATATTAATGGGTAAGAAGGCAGAAGCATGGCAGCTATTATTAGATAGACAAAAAATATTTAAGGTAGCACACCCAGCATCAGCTGCATATAGAGGTGGTGAATGGGATTGCAAAGATGTCTTTAATAAAGTCAATACAGAATTAGAAAACCAAGGTAAACCTTGTATAGATTGGTAAATTTTACTATCTTTGATAACCTTTAATTATAATATAAATGTCTGATAATCAAGAACTTGACCAGAAGAAACAGATTTCTGAATTTAAGAAGTCTTTTTATTTAACTCATGGGATTAAATTGTATATTTACACCCCTCAAGAGAAAAACAAAAAGATACCTTTAGGTATATTTCATGACAGTGCATTACATGCATTACATGAAGAACATCCAAAGTTTAGTAATATAAAAAATTTACAAAACAGGACAAGACTGAGGGAGTTTCTTGTATATGTACAAGTAATGTCATACTTAGCTCATAAGGAAGGACACTCTAAAAGCAGTATAGGTAAATTTATAAAACGCAATCATGCAACTGTTATCAATTCATGTAAAATGATTGAGAACGGGTTTTTCAGTAATGATAAAACTGTTGTAGATGCATATAATAACACTTTAAAAAAAATAGAAGAATATGTGGGAACTATTTCAGAAAATACTAATGATGAAGATAACTCCAAACCAAGCGTTGATCCTATTTGGGATGAAGCAAGGAGTTTCATTGCCAAACGTTAAGTCTGAAGATAAAGAAAAATTAATTGAGAAAGGTTTTTTGACTAAGGAAGAAAACCAATATAAAATGACTGCTGAAGCTAAAGCATTTTGTGCTAGGCTTGATAACTACTTTGTTAAAGCAAAGAAAAAAACTGACATACAACTCATGGGTAAGGACTTTAATGATAAGATCCACACCTATAGAGAGATATTTCCAGCAAGGAAACTACCAAGTGGTAAGCCAGCTAGAAATAATATCAAAGCTCTAGGAGAAAACTTTAGATGGTTTTTTGAGACATATGACTATGGTTGGGATGAGATAATCAAAGCAACTAAGATGTATGTCAATGAATATAGAGATGCAGAATATATGTATATGCAGACAAGTCAATACTTTATATCAAAGCAAGACAAGCATAGGGTTAAGCACTCTACATTAGCAGACTATTGTGATATGATTATTGATGGGGTAGAAACAGAAAAAGAACACTTTAAAGAAAACGTAGTATGAAAAATAAACCATCATGGATTGGGCAATATGCTGCATTTAATGATGCACTTAAATATATGTATGCTAGGTCAACAGGAGAAGAGAAATCAATCTATACTCCATGGCCTAAGTTTAATGATGCTGCCACTGATGGTATAGAGTGGAATACTTTGACAGTAATTGGTGGAAGACCTGGTTCAGGTAAGACATTGATTAAAGATCAAATCATTAGAGAATCATTTGCTTTAAATCCAAATGATAAGTTTAGAGTATTAGAATTTCAGTTTGAGATGGTTGGTAGAACCTCAGCTATCAGAGAATTCAGTTCTATAACTGGTAAAACATACAAAGAATTGTGTAGTGCAGGATCAATATTAAATACAGATACATTAAATAAATGTCATTTATATGCTAAAGAAAGAGTAAAGCACCCGGTTGATATAATTAGTACACCTATGACTGTTAATCAGATGCGTGAGCAAATTGATCAGTATATGACACAACATAAAGGGGTAAACACAATGATAACACTTGATCATACAATGTTAGTTAAGAGAGCACCATACCAGAATAACACATTAGATATGTTATTTGAGTTAGGTGAGTTCTTTACACAGTGTAAGAGAGATTATCCTTGTTTGTTTATTGCTTTATCACAACTAAATAGGAACATAGATAATCCGGACAGGGCTATAGATGGTAAGTATGGTAACTATATACTTGAGTCAGATATATTTGGCTCAGATGCAATGCTACAGCATGCAGATATGTTAATAGGTATCAACCGTCCAGCTAAACAGAAGATTAGATATTATGGTCCAGATAGATATATAATAGAAAATGATAGAACACTGGTCTTACATTTTCTGAAAGCAAGAAATGGTGATGCACGCATGTCATTTTTCAAAGCTAAGTTTGAACAAATGCAAATAGAAGAAATGGCAACACCTCAACAACAAGAACGCAGATGATAAATACTAAAAACTTAAATAACAAAAAAAAGATGGGACTAACACCGCAAGAAAGAAAGCAGAAGGTTGCATCACTAAGAGAAGAGCATGAAGATTACTTTCAGACAGAAGGAAAGATTAATGCATTATACATACCTAAGATGGCTTACAGGCCAACTGGTAAGGATGAGCTACATGTAAGCTTTTTTCCAAGTGAGTTTGAAAAAGGAGAAGATATATATACAGAGTTTGTATCTATAGATTATGATACAGAAGATCCAAAGAGGACACTATATTATCATAAGCATAATCCACACTGGCAAGAAGAATATGAAATCATAACAAGTAATTCAGGGTTTCAGAGACACATTATACCTGTTAGTGAACTAAAGGTTATAAATGATGTAACAAGTAGGGGTAAAGCTATAATAGATTTTGCAAATCCAGATTTGCCTAATCCAGATGAAAGCACTGACACTGCTCCCCTCCTGTCCAATGCAGAGCTGATAAACGCATTATCAGAGATAAATGCAACATTAAATAAATTAATTAACGTAATTCAAAAAAAGTAATATGGCAAACAGCGTATTGGTAATTGCTGACTCAGGTACAGGAAAGTCTACCTCAATCAGAACATTAAATCCTAAAGAGACTTTCATTATAAACATTGCTAATAAACCATTACCGTTTCAGGGATGGAAAAGCAAATACACACAAATTAGTAAAGATAACCCAAAAGGTAATCTGACATCAGCTTCATCAAGTGCAGGAATAATAAAAGCAATAAAGCATGTAGATGAAAAGATGAGCCACATCAAAACATTAGTAGTAGATGATTGGCAGTATATGAGTTCTTTTGAATATTTTGATAGAGCTAATGAGAAAGGTTATGATAAATTCACTCAGATTGCAGCTAACTTAGCAATGGTTGCAAAACTTCCTAAAGACTTGAGAGAAGATTTGACTATCATTTTCTTAACTCACTCAGAAGATTCAACTGATATAAATGGAAATAGAAAAGTTAAAGCAAAAACTATTGGCAAAATGATTGACAATACACTAACTTTAGAGGGTCTATTCTCCATAGTATTATTTGGTAAAGTAAATAAAAATGATGATGGTGAACTTGAATATGGTTTTGAAACTCAAAACAATGGAGAGAACACATGTAAATCACCTATGGGTATGTTTGAGGATAAGTTTATTCCAAATGACCTACAATTTGTAAAAGATTGTATTGAAAAATATAATCAATAATTAATAATTAATAAAAAAGTAAATTATGTTAAGTACTAAAGACATGTCTGCCGGATCAGGTAGCATCAAACCAGTTATTGGAGTGGGTAACCACAAAATCAAAATCAATTCTATTACATTTGACCAAACACCTTATGATTCAGATGCATACAATATTACATTGCATGTAGAGTCTGAGCCTGTTACTGGAGAGTTTAATGGTTTCTTAAAAGATATGAATAATCCTAATGGTGAGCGTTATGCAGGCCAGGTAGGTAGAGTTAGATTCTCACCATATCCATTTAAAGATGCTACATTAGCAAATGGTAATGAAATTAGCCGTGACACAGAAGTGTTAAAAGCTATGGTATTTTTATCTGAAGTAGTAGGTAAAAGAAATGAGCTTGATGCTATTGAGGCAAATACAATTGAAGACTTTATGGTTAAGGCTGCTAATGTATGTTCTGAAACAGGATATATCAATGCTTGCTTAGGTGCACGTGAGTGGGAAAACAAAGAAGGTTATGTAAATAATGACTTGTTTTTACCTAAGAGAAGTAAAGAAGGTATGCCATTAGAAGAACTTGACAAAGAAAGTTCTAACCTATTAAACTTTGATAGAAATAATACAAATCATTTTAGACCTTACTTAAAGAAAGAAACAACAGCTTCAAATTTTGAGCCTGCAACAGCTTCTGGAAGTGACTTTGATCTGTAATATAAAACCAAAAGAGTGGGCTCAGTATAATGCTGGGCCCATATCTTTTTAATATATTTGGATTATGTTCAGCACTAAAAATTTAATATTAGAAGAAACAGACGTACCAAGTTACTGGGTGTTTCAGTATTATCTAGACTTACCTGAACAGCTAACAGGTCAAGACATTAAGATTAATTCAATATTTAATCCTAATGACAAGACTCCAAGCTTTTGCATATACGTGGATAAAACCATAATGCAATATAAGTTTAAAGACTTTTCTACAGGTATTGGAGGTAACAAGTCAGACTTAATTAGACACATGTTTAAGTTAGGTTATCCTCAGGCTACAAGAAGAATAATAGAAGATTACAATAAGTATATACAGAAAAATGGTAAAGTTAGTGTTGAGTTTGTGCCTCAGGCCAAATGGGAGATTGACTTTATAAAGTATAGAAAATGGAATCAGGATGATGCTAAGTACTGGCTATCATATAGAATAGGTAAAACATTATTGGATCAGTATAATGTAAAGCCAATAGAATATTTTAATATGATTAAACAAGATGCATTGGAAATAGAATCTTTAAAGATTGGAAGCAAGCATTGTTATGGTTACTTTGATAGAAATGGTGAAGTATATAAAATATATCAACCACATAGCAAGAAACACAAGTTTCATAAAGTAAAGAACTATATTCAAGGTATAGATCAGCTACAGTATAATGAGCCTTATTTAGTAATTTGTTCATCTCTTAAGGATGCAATGTGTTTAAAAAGTATGGGTTATAACATAGAAGTTATTAGTCCAGACTCAGAGAACACTATGATTAAACCTCATATTATAGCAAATCTTAAGAAGAAGTACAAGAATATAATAACGTTGTTTGATAATGATGATGCAGGTAAGCATGCAATTGAAAGATATGCAGAAGCATATAAAATTCATGGTTGTGTGCCAACTATATGCAAAGACATATCAGATGCTATAAGAGAAATAGGATTTGATAAGACACATGCTATGCTTAGGCCATTATTAAAAGCAACATTAAATAAATAATATGGAAAATAGAAAATGGTTTATACCAGGAAATGTTCCCTCAAGTAAAAATGGAAGGCGTTGGACAGGTAAATACTTTATTGCTAGCAAAGCTGTAATGAATTATAGAAAGGCTACCAAAGATATATATGCCAAGTATACTGAAGAGTTTAAAGCTGCAGTAGCTAAGCAAGATCTACCGGTTAAAGTATCATTTGAATTTATCAGAGGCAGCCGTCATAAGTTTGACTATATAAATCCTGCACAAACAGTGCAAGATGATATGGTTAAGCACGGGTGGATTGATGATGATAATGCTGAATTTATTATACCTGCTTTTGAACAGTATTCTTATAATAAGAAAGAACCTGGCGTATGGATAGAATTAATTGAAAATGACAAAAAAGAGAATAATAACAATAGATGAGTTTTTTACATATAAAGAAATGTTTTCAGGATTGCTTGAAGACAGAGCTTTAGCTTGTGAAATATATAATAATGCAAACTATCAAGATAAAGAGATTATAGATAAGCTTATGGCTAAGGCATTACTATTTAAAGATCGTGTAGATTTTTGTATAGCAGTAGAATATAGCTTTGAGATAGGGTCTTTTAATACAAATAGAGTTTATGCATACATAGAGAAAAGCAAAGCAGATAAAGTTTATATGGAAATACTTAGAAAAATAAAAGATAATGATTAATATACAAGATCAGGTTGCTAGGACAACCAAAAGTTTAATATTTGCAGAGCCCTTTTACGGGCTCTTTTTAATTGGTATCAATAAGAAGTATAGCATGCAACTGCCTACCGCAGGTGTAAGCAAACATAATATTGGATGTCAATTAACTATAAACCCTGAGTTCTATAATGACCTCAGTGAAGACCATAGGTTTGGTTTAATTAAGCATGAACTATTGCATATTGCATTTGGGCATCTTATAACAAGGGATAGATATTCTGATAAGAAGTTATTTAATATAGCTGCTGACTTAGAGATCAACCAGTACATACTGGAAAGTAAATTACCTGATGGTGGTTTACTATTATCAAGCTTCCCTGAGCTGAATCTACCTAGGAAGGCAGGTACAGATAAATACTATGAGCTATTACAAGAGGCCCAAGAAGATGGTACTTCACCTTCTTTAGATAATCTTATGGATAAGATGAATGGTGAGTCACAATATTGTCATGGTACATGGGATGATTTTGATTCTTTACCAGAAGCTGATAAAAAACTAATGCAAAAACAAATTGAGCATCAGTTAAAAGAATCAGCTGAGCAGACAACTAAGAAACAAGGTACTATACCGGGTGAGTTGGCTGAGCTTATACATAGGTTGTTACATATTGAACCTCCTAAGTTTGACTGGAAAGCTTATCTAAGAAGATTTGCAGGTAACTCTAGTGTGGTTTATACAAAGAAGCTGAGACGTAAGTATAATAAACGTTATGCAGCTAATCCAGGCCTTAAGATTAAATTTAAGAATCATATACTTGTTGGTGTTGACACAAGTGGATCTGTAAACAATGATGAGCTAAAGGAATTCTTTAGTGAGCTTACGCATATGCATAAGACAGGTCATAAGATTACAGTAGCCCAATGTGATACTAAACTAAATAGTGTAAAAGAATTTAATCCAAGAAAAGATTGGGAAATACATGGTCGTGGTGGGACAAGCTTCCAACCAGTAATAGACTATTATAATGAAAAGAAAGGGTTGTATACAGCTCTTATATATTTAACAGATGGTGAAGCATATGCTCCAGAGAACTGCCCTAATAATACATTATGGGTTCATAGTTCAAACTGCAGTATAAATGAAGAGTTACCAGGACAAAAAATTCAACTTAATTAATAAAAGAAAATGGCACAAGTAAATTTAAACGTAACAGAACTAAAAGGATTTGTAAATCACATTATATCTAATAACAGATATCTTCAAGATAATGGTAAAGGACCAGTATCAGTAGAGGTTGTAGGTGAATCAGGTATAGGTAAAACTTCTACAATAGTAGAGCTGGCTAAAGAAAATGATTTAGCATTTGTAAAATTAAACTTAGCACAGATTGAGGAGCTGGGTGATCTTGTAGGTTTCCCTGTAAGACAGTTTCAGATGTATAAAGAAAAGAAAGTAGCAGTAAAGAATAATGATATTGCTATGGTCACAGCAGCACAAAGAGCTGCAGGTGCCAGTCTAGCTAACTTAAATCAAACAGTAACCAAGAAGGTTGGTCAATGGGTTGATGAACTTGCCGTACAAGAATATCTTAAACAAGGATATAAAATTACTGGTAAGAACAGAATGTCTTATTGTGCACCTGAATGGATAGCTGACGCTAAAGAGGGTGGTATACTATTATTAGATGACTGGAATAGAGCTGACACAAGGTTTATTCAAGCAGTTATGGAATTAATAGACAGACAGTCTTATATATCTTGGACATTACCTAAGAATTGGCACATAATTTTGACAGCAAACCCAGACAACGGAGATTATATGGTTAACAGTGTAGATAGTGCACAGAAGACTAGATATGTAACCGCTAACTTGAAGTTTGATGTTAATGTATGGGCACAATGGGCTGAGGGTGCAGGAATTGATACTAGATGTATCAACTTCCTGTTGCTCCATCCAGAGTTAGTAACTCAAGAGACTAATGCTAGATCTATAACAACATTCTTTAACTCTATATCAAGCTTTGAATCTTTTGAGGATAACCTTAGCATGATTCAGATGATTGGTGAGGGTAGTGTTGGAGATGCATTTGCTTCTATGTTTACTACATTCATTAATAACAAGCTAGATAAGCTGGTTACACCTAAAGATTTATTGACACATGATGGAGAACAATATATCCTTAATGAGTTAAGATCTTGTATAGGTAAAGATGATACATACCGTGCAGATATTGCATCAACATTAGCTACAAGACTTGGTAATTATGCTGTAGTATATTCTCAGGATAATACTATAGGTCAAAAAGTAACTGATAGGTTGAAGACTTTATGTACTAAAGATTATTTTACTAATGATCTTAAGTATTTAATTGTACGTACCATCTTTAATGGTAATAAAAAGAAGTTTAATAAATTGATGATGATCCCTGAGATCGTTCAAATGACAATGAAATAAAATGGCAAACAAATCAGTATATCAAGATTTTGATCATGATGCATTGACATACTTTGGATTGGAAACTGACCCAACTTATGGGTTGGTTTCTACATCCGGGGTAGACAAAGTATTATGTACCCAAGATCAAACAACATATGAAAGAATACACAGTATATTAACGGTCCCTACAGAGGATGACCAAACTTTTAGAACCAAAAAGAAAGCTTTTATACTACCTAAGTGTAGTGTATCACAGGATAGATTAAAAGCTGCTCTTAAAGAGCATGGTATAACTGTAACAAACAATTATGAATTAGCAGATTTAATAATAGGTCATGATGATATATCAGGTCACAGATTAAGTAATGCGGAAAATATCCCAACTACAATAATGATGACTAAAATATGGAATTATGAAACTACATTTGGTGATTCTAATGGATTAGGTGTTCTTAAAACAATTTCTGATTCAGGCCTAGAATGTATTATTACAGCTAAGATTACTGATAAAGTAAGGTACTATGATATAGATATAGAAGAAAGTCTATATGATGTTTGGATGGTTACAGGCATGGCTTTAAACTTGGCTCATATAATTGATACTACAGATGTTAGTGTTATTGATCCTGAGACAGTACTTCATGCTTCTGCTAGTAAAATGACTCTTGATGAACAGCTTCTTAGTGATCTTAAGACTCAGTTAAATTCATATTCTGATGATAAATCTTTAGCTCTTAAAATTATACCAACTATAGATTATAAGAAAAACTATCATTTGCTTTGGCAGTTTGCACAAGACTGTAGTAGTATAACATATGCAGATAATAGAGATAAAGATTTACAATATTGGATAGAGGCATCTAACTTCAATAATCTAACTCGTAAGAGTGCACAAGACATGATACTATGGTTAGAGCAGCAAGATAAACTAGATAGAGTAACGTTCAGATATCTTGAGCCAATAGTAAGAAGAGAAATAAGCATTCATAACAGAGATCTTTATACATTTAAAGTAGCTGTTAAAAAAGAATATCAAAAATATTTAAAATAAAATTATGAAAAGAAGATTTAAATTAGAAATTAACATGTATCCTGACAGCCCAGCTACTAACTGGTATAAAAATCAGTTGGCCGCTTCAGCTATAAAATGGACAGAACAAGAGTGTCAACATTTATTTAGCAATAATTCATATCAAATTGAAGAAGAAGACTTTAGGTTGCTAGGATTGCCTATACCTGATAATGCAGACAATATAGATTTACAAGACAAAAAGATATATAGGTTTCCTAAACTAACCCTGCCTAGACAAAAGGTGGATTTATTAAAGGAGAAATATAACTGTAAGATTATTAGAGACCATGCAAAGGCGGATGTATCTATTGTATCCTTAAAATTATTTGATACTCTTTTTGAAAGAACGTGGACTAGATCTAAAACATATAGTGATACCTATAGAATAATTAAACATATGAAAGAGTTTAATTGGTTTACTGATGAAGCTTTGGAAGTGCTTAGAAATTTTCTTAGTAGTGCTACTCCTTCATGTATGATTGAACTTCATCTGAATCAAGGTTATTATGGTAATAACAAAAACAATAACATAAGAGAGCAGATGTATGATGATCTTAAGAAATGGATGCTACAAGATGATCTTTTAGAATCCAATACTGGATATGATTGGGTATTACCTAAAAAGAACTTTGTAGCTTTTAATAATCTATTAACCTCTACTAGTAAAATAGTTCTAGATTCATCAATATCAGCTATAATTGATTCTGAGCTAGCCGTAATTGAAGATGATAAGTATGATGACATTGAAAAGATGATAACTAGTACAGATATAGATAATAGATCTCTAGCAGTAGAGATGTTGTCTAACTGTAATATAGAAAAATCATTTAATGTGGTTTCTGGTTTATATTTTTGGCACTATGAATGGTTCAAGAATACAAACAATTGGAATTCTGTAAATGTTAAGTCAATGCGTACTAGATTAAAAGCTTATGAAGGTAATCATAACCATACAGGAATATGGTCATTTAATAGTTATGTGAATGCATTAATAAAAGATAGAAAATTAACAAGGTTTGCTGTAGACAAAACAAGAGAAAAACTTATGAATACTCTGATGGACGCTCTAGTAGGGAAAGGTTCTCAAGTATTTAAAGTTGACTTAGAAAATTTGTATATTGCAGATGAAATAGAAAAAATGATAGATGAATAGAAATTATCAAAGAGAAGAGGAGTTTTATGCAGATAAAGAATTCTGCTTTAGCTACTCTTCTCTAAATAAATTATTGTTTTCACCGTCCTTATTCTACAAGGACTATATATTAAAAGATAGAGAGGTAAGAACAGATAAACATTTAGTAGAGGGTAAACTTTTACATTGTTTATTATTTGAACCTGAGAACTTTGAAAAGAAGTTTAACGTTATGCCGGGTAAGATTCCAACAGAGTCTTTGAAAAAAGTACTAAAGGATTTAACACTTCATACAGATGCGGAAACATTAGCAGAGTGTGAAGACTATGTCATTCTTGATTCACTTAAGGCAGTTAATCTATATCAGTCTTTAAAAGCTGATGAAGCTAGGCTTGCTAAAGTAAGAACTGATGACAATGAGTCTTATTGGAAATTCTTAAGTAATACTAACAAAGATACAATTGATCAAATCACATTAGATAGGTCAACTGATCAGGTTGGTATATTAAAAGATAAGAAAGATGTAATGAAATTGTTTAGCAATGAGTCAACAGACTTTGAGTTAGATGACTATGAGACACATGCAGAAAAATACTTAAGCTGTAAGTTAAAAGGAATGCCTTTTGGTTTACATGGTTATATAGATTTCTATAGCATAGATCATAAAGAGAAAAGTATTGTTATATCAGACTTAAAGACAACCGGAAAGACTATATCTGATTTCAAAGAGACTGTTGACTTTTATAACTATTGGTTACAGGCAGCTATATATTGTAAGTTAGTTTGGGACTCTATGGATTCTGTAGAGAACCGTGATGATTATACTATAGAGTTTAAATTTGTTGTTATAGATAAATACAACCAAGCTTATGTGTTTGATGTAACTCAGGATACATTAAGTGGATGGGCTGAAGGATTAGGTGGTGTTTTAAAAGCAGCAGATTATCATTATAAGGAAAGAAACTATGTCTTACCTTATGAATTCTTAGTAAATAAGGTTAACTTATAGTATGGGAGTATACACAGATTATTTTCAAAAGAGTAAGGTCTTTCTATATCCATTATTGGAATTAAGAAAAGGCTTAACACATGTTCCAAAGCAGACTTATTCTGCCTGGGAGGATGTGTACTCTGTTGAAGATAGAATGTTTTTATGTTTATATAAAACTCCACTGAATGAAAGCTTTCAGAAATTTATTACTGAAAATATACACTCAAATAAATATTATGATCAGCACATAGAACTTGCTGAGGGTAAACATTTATTTGTTTTTAACTTTAATTCACTTAAGTTTGATTATGATAACTTTATTAAAGGCAGCTATTCAAAATATTCTGTTGATAGTAAAGTCAAAATACTAGATTTCTTTGGTAATGATGATAAAGTATCAGAATATATACATTCATTTTTATCACCAGAGGATTCACATGAAGAGTATGCTAAATTTTTAGATGTTAGTATAGAATCACTAACAGATGTGTATGAAGTATGCACACCTCCAGATCTAGAAAAGGAGACTCTTATAGATAATAATTATCTATTAGTTAGGTTATTAGAAGATACTTGTATATCTTTGAACCAAATAAAATCAAAATAAAATTATGGCAACAATAGGACAGAACATGATGTTAGTTAACTCTAGCTTCAGAAATGCAAAATCCTTTACAATGATACCTGTGAGTTTAGACTCACCATATACAGAAGCTATGTTTGACCCTGCGTCAGGCATTTTAGCTGTCATCAGTAAAGTAATGAAACAATCATATCATATGGTACCAAAGTTAGATGATAACGGAGATCCTATAAGATTAAAAACACCAAATCAACAGACTGGTAAAACAGTTAAAGAGGAGAGAAGATTGGTTGATACTTTTTCTGAATTTTATTTAAGTGATAAGAAAGACATTGAAACATTTATTCATATGTTTGGTGTTAACGCTGAAGACTTTGACTACAATCAGTTTATGCAAACAGATGTAAAAGAAACTAAAGTCTCTAATATTATATTACCTGGTCAATAGCCTCCTATAACTCTATTGATCATAAAAAGAAAAGCTCATTGATTTGGGCTTTTTTTGGCTCTAATAAATAAACTATATGGCAGAACTAACTGATTCAGATATAATGGATATAAATATCCTATTAGCAATGACCAAGTGTATGGGAGAAATAGCACATGGCCTGCAGTATAAACATACCCATCAAGTTAAACAGAAAATCAAACACGTGATTAAAACTGTTGACTTATATGAAAGGGAAATAAATAAAAAAATGGAAAGGGGTGGTAGTGATGCTATAGAACAAATATATGATTGTATTATGGATCTTGTTTTAGAAGCTAAAGTAGTAGCACTTAAAAATTATAAAGAATGAAGAAACATTGGGTAATGGATTATGAAACTCTATCTAATTGTTTCACAGGTGTGTTTGAACATTATAAAACAAATGAAAGTAAAACATTTGTTGTTCATGATCTGAGAAATGATTTTGATGAGTTTATAGATTTTCTTGAACAAAACTTTACAAATAAAGAGTGGCATATATCATACAACGGTTTAGCCTTTGATGGTCAGATCACTCAATATATAATAGATAATCATTACTTATGGGATAATCTTAAAGGATGTGAAATAGCTAATATAATCTATAAGTACGCACAGTACTGTATCAATAAGTCTAATAACAAAGAGTTTATGGATTATCCTATATGGAAAATGAAGGTAGGTCAGATAGATCTATTTAAGTTACATCATTGGGATAACCCGGCTAAACGTTCTAGTCTTAAGTGGATACAATACAGTATGGACTGGCAGAATATATTGGACATGCCTATAAATCATACAACTGAGATTAAAACTCTTGAGGAGATTGATACTATCATTGAATATAATGTTAATGATGTCCAGTCAACTAAAGAAATATTTAATAGGTCAAAGTCACAGATTAAACTACGTAAGGAGCTAACAGATACTTATGGTATTAATCTATACAGTGCATCTGAACCAAGGATTAGCAAGGAACTCTTTGGATATTATCTGACACAAAAGTTAAACATTCAAAAGAGAGACTTGAGGCAGATGAGAACCAGAAGAGATAGCATCAAAATATCTGATATCATATTACCTTATATTAAGTTTACGTCTCCTGAATTCCAGACATTACATGAAAGGTTTAAATCTCTAGAAGTTGATGGATCAAGACTTAAGGGTAACTTTAAGTATAGCGTCAACTATAAGAATGTGAAAACAGATTTTGGTTTAGGTGGTGTTCATGGTGCTGCTAGCAAAGGTGTGTATGAATCAGATGATGATATGGTTATAATGTCATCAGATGTTACTAGTTTTTATCCTAATCTAGCTATTAGAAATAAGTTTTCACCAGGTCACTTTCCTAAAGAAGAGTTTTGCAATCAGTATGAGTGGTTCTTTAATGAAAGAAAAAAGATTCCTAAGAGCAACCCAATGAACTATGTATATAAGATTATACTTAATTCAACTTTTGGTCTTAGTAATGATGAGAACAGTTTCTTTTATGATCCAGAGTTATGTTTAAAGATTACTATTAATGGTCAGCTAACTTTAATGATGCTTTATGAGCAAATTATGGAAAGGATACCAAATGCAATTCCTTTATTACATAACACAGATGGTGTAGAAACAATCATTCCTAGAGAACACACAGATTTATATATGCAAATATGTGAAGAGTGGGAGAAAAATACCAATCTAGAATTAGAACATGATGAATATCAAAAACTAGTTCTTTCTGATGTAAATAATTACATAGGCGTAAATAATTTTGTAGAAGTAGATATAACAAAGTGGAGAGAGATCAAGCAGAGTCAACCTCATTATGTATTTAAAGTAGATAATGATAAGTTTAGCTTTGCTCCTGTAAAACTAAAAGGACGTTTTGATTTCCATGATCTACAGTTACATAAGAACAAGTCTAAACTCGTAATACCAAAGGCTATTTATGAATACTTTGTAAATAATGTCTTGCCTCATGATTATCTAGATACAAATAAGAATATTTTAGATTATTGTATTGGTGGTAAATCTAAAGGTGATTGGAAACAAGTGGCTAGATCTATTGAAAATGGTGTTCTTAAAGAAGAAGATCTACAAAAGATTAATAGATACTTTATTTCTAAGTCAGGTGTTAAGATTACAAAAGTAAATAAGAAAGATGGTAGAGAGATACAACTAGAAGCAGGCCGCTGGTTGCAAACAGTATATAATGATATGAAAGTAGAACCTAAATGGGAAAACTATAATATCAATAAAGTTTACTACTTGCAAGCAATTGAGTCTGAGATAGATAGTATATTATCTGTATCAGCTAATCAATTAAAATTATTTTAATGATTAAAGTCCAAAAGACTAAGACTTTAGTTACTAAACCAAATAACAATAGTGCAAACTGCATAGCTCCAAACATCATTTATGGTTGCTTTGGTGGCTGTGTAGACACTTATTGTTATATGTCAAGGTATAATGGTAAAAGAGTCTTTGTCAATGAAAACGTTGATGAAATATTTCAGTCTGTTGTTGAATGGGAAAAAGGTTACTTTAAGAATCCTGATCAGCAAGACCCTATATATACTATGGTAGATGTAGCATGTAACTCAGATTTAGTTATGATGCAAAAACATATGCCAGAACCGTTGATTGATTATCTTAAACGTTATGATGATCACCCGCAGCTTAATACTACTATGGCTACAAAGTATCCAGGTTTATTGAAGTTAGATGTAAATCATTTTAATAAACCACCAAGGGTTCGTGTTAGTCTTATGCCTCAGAAGTATTCTAATATATTAGAACCTAAGATGCAGGCAATAGAGAGCCGTATAACTGATGTTAATAGACTCAAGAAATTGGGCTGGGAAGTACATTTAAATTATAGCCCTCTTGTCTTTTATCCAGGTTGGAAAGAAGAGTACAATGATTTGTTTTCTGAAGTAAATGCATATGCAGGCATAAATAAGTGTGAGGTAATAGCATTAACTAATCATAAGCATCAAATGGCCAAGGCTTCACCAGAAGCAAAGGAGTTGATGAGACGCTCAAGTGAAGTTAAGAATCAAACCGGTGTAATGAGGTATCCTTTAGAGCATAAAGGTAGATTGTTACATGAATTTAAGAAGATATATCAGAAGTATTTTCCTTTAGAAACAATAAGATATATATTTTAATTTGCTGAGTCAGATTAATTTAGTATATTTACACTAAATAAGTTTACAATATGGGATACACAAAACCAAAAGAAGTTACTAGAGCATATCTAGAAAATGAACCTTTACCAGTACACGGTAAATCTTATACAGTTATATCACACAAAGAAGTGATAGATAACGCAAAGAATCTACTTAAAACAAGTGGATTCTCTATAATTAATGAAGTCTATAGATCTAATATGAATGCTAATGTAGCACAGGGGATCTATTATTTAAGGCCAACAAACCCGGATGATACTGCAATGCAGGAAGAAGAGCTGGGTATGATGTTTGCCTGGACCAACTCTTATGACAAGAGTACTAGATTCCAATGTAGTGTTGGTGCATATGTAAAAGTATGTGGTAACGGTATGATTGCAGGTGACATGATGAATTATAATAGAAAACATACTGGTACAGCCAATATGGATACTAAGATTCATATGTCAGACCAAATAAAGAATGCTGAGAAGTATTACAAAAGGTTGATTGCTGATAAAGAATATCTTAAATCTATAAATATTAGTTGTAAAGAACAGTCAGAGCTAGTAGGAAGATTGTTTATTGATGAGGATCTTCTTGACACACAGCAAACATCCATGATTAAGAAAGAGATGGACAAACCATCTTTTGATTATGGTCAGGGTAATTACAGTGCATGGGCCTTTTATAATCATGTAACGCATGCATTAAAGAAAGCACACCCACGGGACTGGTTAAATGATCAACAGAACTTTCATGATTTTATTACAGTGGAATTGATTAACAAGAATTTGTATAATGGTGTAGAGTTAAATACAGATCCAAAGTTAATAGATATAACAATGGAAGACGCAGTTGATATAGTCATTGATGAAGATATCACAAGCAAGAGACTGATTCATGAAATGTATATGGGTAGATTATGAGTCCTTGGCAAACAGTAACTATTATAATACTTACTATAGCCATTGGATATTTAATCTTCAATAAAAAACTGGGTGAATAAATAAGGGAGGCAAAACCAACCATACAAAGAGGCGTATGCCAATTAATAATTATTAAATGTTTTTAACCTTTGTATGGGCCTCCTCACCTGTTTAATTATGAATTGGAAAAATACTCTAATGACAGAACCGGAACAAAGAGCAAACAGCATATATGAAAAGCTGGGCCCTATTGATGGGCATATACATATCCTACAGTTGCAGTACTTCTGTGAAAATATGAAGCATGATTTGCTCATAGATTATTGGAGTGAAGTTATGGTGATATTCATAACTATAAAGAGTTCTAGTAGAGAAAGTATAAGAGATTGGTTAGCATGAAAAAGTTTTTAGAATTTGCATTAATATGGTACAGTCAGCAAATGGCAATACCGTTCTGGATCGTTGGACATATACATCTAAGCGTAAATGTTTATAAAGATATCCATGAAATTATAGTAAGTCTAGGATTGAACATGCTCGTCCTAATTGGATTTATACTTGATTACCGTAAAAATAAAGATAAATGAAAGCAGAAGAAAGAAAAGAAAGACCAGTCTTTACTGGCGTATTAAAATATTTTCCCAAAGCTATTATGGAAATAGCTCGTGTATCATTACAAGGGAACAAACAGCATCATCCTGATAAGCCATTGCATTGGGATCGTAATAAGTCTACTGATGACTATGATGCATTAGCTAGGCATCTGATTGATGCAGGTACTATAGATGATGATGGCATTCGTCATACTGCAAAAGTAGCATGGCGTGCTCTTGCGTGTTTAGAAAAAGAACTAGAAAATGAAAGATGATTTAGTAATAATCTGGCCTTCTTAGTCTTTACTCTCAAAGTTACCTGATAGTATACCGTACATATTACTTGTACTAGTTTGACCACCAGTTGCAAAACCTCCATTACCTGTTGACTTATCAACTACTACTGAGCCACCAGCCTTTACTTTAGGGCTGTGTGGGCTCATTGGGTCAGTTGCTTTATTTGTTACTTGCTTTGACATATTCTATTAATTTTTGATTTAACCATTCGTAATCAGGATGCTTCTTTGTTGCCATCAATCTGAAAGAAATCTCATCAGCTAATTTTTCAGCTGATGCAAGATCATCTATTGTTATATGATCTTTAAAATCTCTATTTCTATTATACTGATCTACAACCCAGTCCAGTCCTTTATCATTATATGGAAGATCTCTTATTATCATTATAGTATTAAACCGTGATCTAATAATGCTGCTTTAAAAGCATTAAAATAATATGAACCTGGATTAGCAGAACTATTACTTACTACACCAAGATAGCCATTATGTGTGAATCCTACTTCCGTAGTTGGATAAGGTCTTATTGCTTTGATTCCACTCCCTCCTGCATAATTACTATATAGAGTATCTACACTTGTACCTTGATAGGCAGTTGCAGGTATTGCAGCACTAGCAACTGTAGGGTCAGAGAAAGGGATAGGAGTATTAAGACCCACAGTAAATGCACCATTATAACCCCATATACCTGTCATTGCTGGTCCAGCGTTAGGTTCCATATTCATACAAATACCTCTCAAAGTTACAGAGTTAGATGTATTATTAAATGTATTAACCACTCTCTGTGTATCACCTACAGTATCACCACCTGTACTTGTATTTCTTGTATCCCAAAAATTGAAATATCTATTACCACCACAACAAGACTCATCATAAATTGCAAACATAAAAATTTGAGTGGCATCAAAGAACCAATCTGCGTTTGCTAAAGAGGTATCTGAAACTGGTCCAACATCTAAAGCACCGTTACCAGCTTGACCTAAACCCCTGTTAGCTAAACCATCTATAGGGTGTTCAGTAGCATCATGACACCATATAATGTGTGAATTATATCCATCTACACCATTTGTTGCTGAATTATGCGGTACACCAGCTGCTGTTTCTTGAGCATATGTTTGACCTGTAGCATAAAAGTCTTGGAATGTATTTCTTAAATTATTTATATCAGTATAATCAGTACCTATCATTGTAGCAGTTAACT